CTTTGTTTTATGGTGGTAAGGATGAATCTAAAATGAAGAACCACAATAGACTGACTCAAGATGTTTTAAAATATTTTATAGATATGTTTAGACATTATTTAAACTGGAATAAAATAACAGAATATGATCTACACTTAAACTCTATATGGGTTAATGAAATGAAAGAACATGAATACAATCCAGTTCATATTCACAGAGGCACATTGTTTACAGGTTTATCTAGTGTTATGATTTTAAGTTTACCTTCAACTTACGGTAAAGAATATTCAAATGATGAAGTTCCACAAAACGGTAAATTACAAATACTAGGTTCTACTAACGGTCAATTTGCAAAAATAGATTTTCAACCTCAATTAAAAGTAAGAGATTTTTTTATTTTTCCATATGATATGAGACACTGTGTTTATCCTTTTAATAGTACAAAGGAAACTAGAAGAACACTAGCTGCAAACTGTGATGTGCAGTTTGATCCAATAAAAAACAGAGGTGTATCATGATAACAGAACCACGTTGGAAATCTTTTTGTGTAACAACAACTAATCCAATGTTTTCATTAAAACAATGTCAGATGATTATTGAAGCTGGAAGAGCCCAACCAAGACAAGATGCAAGTGTTGGTCAAGCTAACCAAGAAGGCGGTATAGTAGATACTAAAACAAGGACTTCACACATTAGTTGGATACCATTTAAAAAAATGCCAGAGATGTATAAAGATATTGAAACCATGATGAAAAAAACAAATGGTAATCATTTTGGTTTTGATGGTATGCAAATTACAGAACTAGCTCAATACACTGAATATCCATCTGGAGGTTTTTATGATTGGCATATGGATTCAGATGTTAACTTTGCACATGAACCACCTGTTAGAAAAATATCAATGACTTGTTTATTATCACACGAGTCTGAGTTTGAAGGTGGAGAATTACAAATAGAAAAAGAAGAAAACAAAGTAATATTAAAACAAGGACAAGCTGTATTTTTTGCATCATTTATTAAACACAGAGTTGCTCCCATAACACGTGGTGTTAGAAAATCTTTAGTAATGTGGTTCGGGGGTCCGCCATTAAAATGATTAAAGAACAATTTTTTCCAACAACAGTTTACGCTAAAGATGTAGCACTAGACAATGATCTTTTTACAAGAGAAGTTGTTAGATGGTCTAATGCGGATAGAGGTATACAAAGAACTAACATGAACGGTTGGCATAGTCATACTGACATGCATAAAATACCAGTATTCAAACCTTTAGTTGACGAATTATTTAAAATGCAATTTGAAGTTTTTAATGAAGAACATTTAGCTAGAGAACCTGTTATTGGAAATATGTGGGCTAATATAAATCCACCAGGTGGATACAACAGACCACACATACATCCTAATAGTCACTTTAGTGGTGTGTATTATATTAAAGCAACAAAAGACTCTGGTGACATAGTCTTTAATGATCCTAGATCTACATCTCATATGGCTATGCCTGCTAGAAAAAAAGGTGAACCACCAAAACATTTGTGGAGAGAAGTTAGAGTTAATCCTATGGTGGGTAGAATTATAATGTTTCCTGCATGGCTTTGGCATTGTGTTGATCCAAACAATACTAATGATATAAGGATATCCGTATCGTTTAATTTTATACAGAGAGGATTCGATGTTTAAATATCAAGTAATAAAAAATGCAGTATCATTTGAGTTAGCTAATTTTATATTTAATTATTTTTTACTTAAACGTGATGCAGTTAAATTTTTGTATGACAATAACTTTGTTTACGATACAGCATTGTTTGGAACTTGGTCAGATAAACAAATACCTAATACCTACTCACATTATGCAGATATGGTGATGGAGACCTTGATGATGAAAGTATTACCAAGAATGGAAAAAGAAACAGAATTAAAACTGTTGCCTACATATTCTTATGCTAGAATATATAAAAAAGGCGACATATTGAAAAGACATAAAGACAGACCCTCATGCGAAATATCTACTACAGTTAATCTAGGTGGAGATCCATGGCCTATATTTATCGACGGTACGGGGTCTAATAACGTCATAGACGAGTATAAAAACATACATAAGCCCAATGCACCCAAAGGCACTAAAGTCTTGCTTGAAGTAGGCGATATGCTAGTATATAGTGGATGTGAATTAGAGCATTGGAGAGAACCTTTTGAAGGAGATGTTTGTGGTCAAGTATTCCTTCACTATAACCATGTAAATGGTCCTTTTGCTGATAAGAATAGGTTCGACAAAAGGCCGATGTTAGGTATTCCACCAATAAGGAATATATAATATGAGGTTATATGCTACAAAAAATAAGTTTTTTACCAGGGTTTAATAAACAGATTACAGAAACCACAGCAGAAAGTCAGTGGGTTGATGGGGACAACGTAAGATTCAGATATGATTCTCCTGAAAAAATAGGAGGGTGGTCTCAATTAGGTGAAAATAAAATGACAGGTGCTGCAAGAGCACTGTTTCATTTAGTTAACAAATCTGGAACTAAGTATTCTATTATAGGAACAAACAGAATTTTATATGCATATTCAGGTGGTGTGTTTTATGACATACACCCTATTAAAACTACAACAACTCTTACAAGTGCATTTAGCACAACTAACGGATCACCGACGGTTACAATAACTTTTGGTAGTGCTCATGGTATAGGAGAAAAAGATATTATTCTTTTAGATAATTTTTCGTCAATAACTAATTCTAATTTTGCAGCTGCTGATTTTGATGATAATAAATTTATGGTAACAAGTGTACCATCAACAACTACCATTACTATCACAATGGCGTCAAATGAATCAGGATCTGGTGCAACAACATCAGGTGGTGTTAGAGTAAAACACTATTATCCTGTTGGACCTGCCGAACAATTACCAGGACTAGGATGGGGACTAGGTCAATGGAGTGGTACAGTATCAGGAGAAGCAACAACAACTTTAACTAGTGGTATTTCATCTTCTGCTACAACTGGAATTACTTTAACAGACGCATCTCAGTTTCCAACTACAGGAACAAATTTTGTTCAAATAGGAACAGAAGAAATATCTTACACAGGTATTACATCAGGTGTTTTATCTGGTGTAACAAGAGGTGTAAGAAACACAACAGCTGCTGCTCACAATGGTGGTGACACAGTTACAAATTCTTCTGACTATGTTGCATGGGGACAAGCTGCATCAGGTGACGTAGTAATAGATCCAGGTATGTGGAGTATTGATGGTTTTGGAACTAAAGTAATTGCATTAATACATAATGCACAAGTATTTGAGTGGAGCGCAGATGCAACAAATGCAACTAATAACAGAGCAACAATTATATCTGGTGCACCAACTGCATCAAGAGATATGTTAGTATCTACACCGGATCGTCACTTAGTTTTCTTTGGAACAGAAACAACTATAGGAACTCCATCAACACAAGATGAAATGTTTATTAGATTCTCGGACCAAGAGGATATAAATACCTATACACCAACAGCAACTAACACAGCAGGTACACAAAGACTTTCTGATGGTTCTAAAATTGTAGGAGCTGTTAGAGGTAGAGATGCAATATACATATGGTCAGACACATCTTTATTTACTATGCGTTTTGTAGGTGCTCCATTTACTTTTGGTTTTGCACAGGTTGGTACTAACTGTGGATTGATAGGACAGAACGCTGCATTAGAAGTAGATGGTACGGCGTATTGGATGTCAGAAAATGGTTTCTTTAAATATGCTGGTAGTCTTGAAACAATGTTATGTTTAGTAGAAGATTTTGTTTATGATGATTTAAATACAACTGCAAGACAATTAATAAATGTTGGATTAAATAATTTGTTTGGGGAGATAACTTGGTTCTATTGCACAGAAGGTTCTACTGTTCTTAATAGATGTGTAACTTATAACTATCAAGACTCTAGAGCTAAAAGACCTGTGTGGACAACAGGGACACTGGCACGGGGAACATGGCAAGACTCATCTGTTTTTGGTTTGCCACACGCAACAGAATATGATGCAGGAAGTAATAATTCTTATGATGTTGTTGGAAATACAGATGGATGCACAACATACTATGAGCATGAAAAAGGAACAGATCAAATTGCAGGTGGAACTGTAACAGCGATAACGTCAAATATAGTATCTGGAGATTTTGATATTACTCAAAGAGTTTTAAGAGGCTCTACTACAAGTATGCCTGATCTTAGAGGAGACGGTGAATTTTTAATGAAAATAAGAAGATTTATACCAGACTTTATATCTCAAACAGGTAACACACAAGTTACATTACAATTAAGAGATTTTCCAAATGACACTAAAACCAGTTCTGCACTTGGACCATTTACTGTAACATCAACTACACAAAAAGTAGATACACGTGCAAGAGCGAGACAGATAGCTTTAAAAGTAGAAAATACAGCTGCTTCTCAAAGTTGGAAACTAGGCACATTTAGATTAGATATACAACCAGATGGTAGAAGATAATGGCAAAGATAGTACAAATATTAACAAGACCTAGTGAAGAATATTCTAAACAAATAGCAGATTCACAAGTTAGAGATCTAGATGCTGTGATACAAAAATTAAATACAACATATCAAGAAGAATTAAAAAATGAGGTAGAAGCTCAAAACTTCTTTTTAAATTAATGGCTAATAGTTTTATAAATAAAAAAGCAGATCTAACTACAACAGACTTAACTACATTATATACAGTACCAAGTTTTAAGACAGCTGTTGTTAAATCATTAATAGTATCCGAAGACGCTGGATCAGGGAGCACAATAACGATAACTTTAGTAAATTCTAGTGGCACTATATTTAATTTGTTTAAGGATAAAGCAATTGCATCTAAGGCAACAACAGAACTTTTAACAAATCCACTTGTTATGGAAGAAAGTGAGATATTAAAAGTACAAGCTGCTGACGCGAATGAGCTGCACGTCATAGCTTCTATATTAGAAATACAGCCAAGAGAGGTAACAACATAATGAAAGTAATAAAACCAGAGAAAATTATAGAAACTATTAGTAATTTAAAGACAGGTGAGATATATAAGAACGATGAGGAATGGAAAACAAAAGGCATTCCTGAAGAAGATATTAGAAGAGATATCAAGGTAATAATGCCAAGCCTTGACTTATTTGGAGAAACTAAATGATATTAGACCCCATAGATCAAAATATAAGAAATCAAGGTTTTAACTTTGTACCATTCGATAGGACCCTAGCGGAAAGATTTCAACCAAATACATTAGACATGTCTGGATCTGGTTTATCTTCATTTGGTACACCAGGCTCTATTCCTACAGGAAGATTTGGAATAGTAAATCCAAATATAAATGTTGGTCCTAATGTTCCGTTTGGTGGTGAAGATGAAGATGAAGAAGAACTTAATCTTAACAGAACAGATAATTTAGGCATCAATTCTTTTACTGATCTTACGCAATCAGGTTTTTTTGGTTCACCAACAAGTATAGGATTTAATCTGTTTGGTATACCTGGAGCTCTTTTAGGAACACTTGGAGCAAAAGCATTGGATAATTATAACAATCAATACACGGATATTTTTGGAAATTTAAATAAACAAACAAAAGACGCAATCCTTGAAGATTATAGAGATAGTCCAGAAGGAATAGAAAGCGCTAAAGATTATGCTGACCTTCAACAAGAGATCGGACAAACTAGAGATGCTCCTGGAGGCGACGGTGGTAATAATTCAGGTGGTGGTTTAGACTCCGGAGGAAGAGAAGGTTATGGCGGAGGGGGCCAGTATCAATAAGATATTTATCATTGATTATGATAAAAAAAGTCGATAAAAAGGTAAAACTATGGCAATTTCAAGGATGAATATGGAAAGACAAATGCGTAACATGGGTGGACTCATGACACTAGATGAGCCAAGACAAGGTTATTTTTTAGGTAAGATTGTAAGAAAAGCAAAAAAAGCTGTAAAGAAAGTTGTTAAATCACCTTTAGGTAAAGCTGCTATCATAGGTGGTCTAGGTGCATACGCTGGAGGACTTGGTCCTTTTTCTTCTGGTAAATTTGGTGCTGGTTTTTTAAGAGGCACTGGTAGTAATTTACTTACAGGATTAAAAAGCAGAGAAGGACTTTTAGGTCAACTTGGAAATGTATTTAGAGTTGGTGGTGGAAAAGAAGACGATTCACCTTTTAGTGCACTAAGATTATTAGGTGGTGGACTTGGAGCTGCTGCAATTGCTGCACCATTCTTAATGGGTGGTGATGAAGACGAAATAATAGATGAAGGTGTTGATTTTTCAGGTGTACAGCCAATGGTAGCTGACATTAGACAACAAGCTAAAAATTATTATCAAGACCCAACAAAATCTGCATTATATTTTATGCCTCCTAAGTCAGCGGTGCAAAGTCAATTCTACGCTGCTGGTGGTGGATTAGCTGACATACCAAGAGGAGGGTATTCAAGCGGTCAATTAGTAAGTCCAAGCAGTGATGGTTCAAGACCCGGTTATGCGGGACCTCTTGATTTTTTAAAAAATTTAAAATCTGGATTTGGACAAATATTTAGTGGAGAAGTTGGAGCACAGTTAGGTGGTGATCAAGAAAAAATAAATGAATTTAACGTATTAAAAGGTTATGGAATTGATTTACCTAAAGACACAATTGAAATGATTGTTGATGGATACAAAAGAGGTTTAGATATTTCTACAATATCTACTCTTGCAGAAACTGACGATAAAACTGTTGGAGACATTATAACTATGTTAACTGCAAATGTAGAACAAAAAGCTTATGGTGGTAGAATAGGCAAAGCAGAAGGTGGTATCATGGATCTAGGTGGTATGGAAAAAGATTACAGAGAAGGTGGTTTTGTACCACTAGGAGCTGAGGAAAGAGCGGACGATGTGCCGGCTAGACTTAGCAAAAATGAATTTGTATTTACAGCAGACGCTGTAAGAAACGCAGGCGGAGGCGACATAGACAAAGGCGCTGAAGTTATGCAAAATATGATGGACAATTTAGAAGCAGGTGGTACTATCTCGGAAGAGTCTCAGGGCGAAGAAAATCCTGCACAAGCAATGTTCGATCAAGCACAAATGTTGGAGGGTAGATTAGCATAATGGCATTACCAGATTATTTACAAGAAACCGCAAAGGATTACGCCAAGCAGTTAACGGCTGCAACTTCTACACCTATAGATACAAGTAAGTTTGTAGGTCGTCAATTTGTTGCTGGCGAAGATCCATTACAATCACAAGCTATTGGTTTAGCAACACAAGGTATTGGTTCTTTTCAACCATTTTTAACATCAGCTCAACAAGCTATAACACAAGCCGGACAAGATGTTGGCGGGCTTCAACAATTCATGGGCACTGGAGCAGGGACCGGGGCTGGATCAATTTCATCTTTTCAATCACCATTTCAACAACAAGTTATTGATGAAACATTAAGACAGTTTGATCAATCAAGAGCAGGTGGTTTACAACAGATTGGAGATCAAGCAATTACAGCTGGTGCGTTTGGTGGTGGTAGACAAGGTGCATTAGAAGGACAGTTTATGGCCGACACCGCATTAGGTAGAGCAGGAATCGAAGCACAATTAAGAGCACAAGGTTTTGCAGATGCAGCGGCAAGAAGAGGACAAGCATTTGGACAACAACAAGCATTAGCAAATCAAAGAGCTGGTTTAGCTCAAAATCAATTTGCATTATCTAATTTTCAAAGAGCAGGTCAATCTGCAGACGTCGCTAACCTAGGACAACTTGGTGCATTTAGACAAGGATTAGATCAATCAAGATTACAAGCAGATGCACAAGCTGCACAAACTGCAGCTTACGAACCTTTTGGTAGATTATCGACTTATGGAACAGGACTTACAGGTCTTGCTGGTGGTGTTGCCGGTCAACAATTTGAAACACCTGCAGCTCCTAGTCCATTCTCTACAGCGTTAAGCACAGCATTGGGTATCGGCGGATTGTTTGGTAAATTTAGATAAGGAGGATATATGGCTAAAGATAAAAGATCTACATTTCAAAAAGTAAAAGATTATGGTGGAGGAATTCCATATAAAGTAGGGATGGGCACTGCAAATACACTAACTGGAATTGAATTATTTAGATACTTAATGGGTATGAAAAAAGGTGGTCGTGTTGGCTGCGGTGTCGCTAAACGTGGATTTGGTAAAGCAATGAAGAGGAAAAGATGAGACCATTAAATAGACCAATGTTTAAATACGGTGGTCCTATTAAAGAAGGGATCATGGACGGAATGCAAGATAGAACTATTGCAGGTGGTAATCAGGTAGGTACCCCTATGGGTAATAGAACAGGTTTTGCAGATCCAAGAAAATCTATAATAAAAGGGGTTGCTACTAGAACACCCGGACTTTCATCATTAATAGAAAAAGGTAGAGGTATCATACCTAGAATATTTGAAAAAATTAAACCAACATTTAGAATGCAACCAGGTCAAGTCACAGGTGGAACTACTGGAACTAGACAAAAATATATATCTCAAACAATGCCTAAAGTTCCTTTCATGGAAAGAGCAGGAGCGTTTGTAAAAGAGAATCCATACTTTACTGGATCTGTTGGTATAGGTGGTACAACTAGTGGTTTAATCCCAGATATAGTTACTGGTGGAGCAGGTTTACTTAAAAAAGGTGTTCTTCAGGCAGCGGATCTTTTAGTAGATGACGATATATTTGATCAAGATAAATATTTTGCAGATAAAAAATTAATAGAATTAAATAAACAAAAACAAAAATTAAAAAAGAAACTCAAAGAAAAAGATAAAAATACTGTAGACACCGTTAAAAAAATAGATAGAGACAAAGAAATACAAGCTAACAGAGAAAGGTATTACAAAATTTTAGGCATAGATAAAATGAAAAAAGATTCTATCTATGATTCATTAATAGATGCTAGTAAGATTGTAACTGAAGAGGGTGGAGATCTTAAAGGTTCTATTAAATCAGGAACTTTACAAACAAAACTTATAGATGCAATATCTAAAAACCTAGATAAATCTGCTGATATTAAACGACAGATAGATTCTGCTATTGTTAAAGGTGAAATAGACAAAGATGTTAATAGAGAGAAAAATACATTAGACAAATTAGTAAAAGAAAAACAATTAAAAGTATTAGATAACCAATTAAAAGGTGGATCATTAGAAGAAGTATTAGCCAATTTACAAAGTAAACAAGGTATAGTGCCAGAAGGTCCAGAACTAGCAGCATTAGCTATACGAAAAGATATAGAGATACCTACAGGACATACACTTAACACTAAAGATGTAAATACTTTCTTAAAAGACAACCCAACTCTAACTGTTGTAGATTATCTCAACGATCAAAATCTTAAATTACAACAAGCAGGAAAAGGTAGTTTAACTGCGGGTAATTACGTTGTAGGTAAAAATATTCTTGAGGTTGGTGAAGACGGAACAGTTACGGATATTATAGTATAGGAGTATAAATGGCACTCCCATCAGATTTAAATCCACTCTCTTACAGCAAAAACAATAAAGTAGGCACGATAGAATCAGTGTTATCTGGTGTTGCATCTGGTCTTATTGGTATACCAAAAGGTTTCTTTTCTTTAGGTGCAACTCTTATAGATCTTGGGGCAGGCACAAGATACGCAGCAGAAGTAGAAGATTTTTTTGATAACCTTACAGAGTTTGATGAGAAAGCAGAAGCTACAGCTGCCGGTAAAATTACAGAAGCATTAGTAAATATAGGTATCCCTGCGGTACGTGGTATGAAACTTGGTGCACAGCTTGCAGACGATGCAATGCGTGCGAGTAGAAATAATAAATATTTTAAAACAACAAATCCTAATCTTGCAAAAGGTATAGATAAAGCTGCAGAATTAAATGCTAAAGGTAAAACAAATAAATTTATTGCAGGTGCTTTAGGTGGTGGTGTTGCCGAAGCTGTATTTGTTGGCGATGTAGAACAAATAGGTACGTTTGGAGATTTTATAGGTGGGCCAACAAAAGTAGATAGATCAACTGATGATGACCCTACAAGAGAATTATTAAATAGAGTTAAGTTTGGTGTAGAAGGTGCACTATTTACAGGTGTCATAGGTGGTGCAGGTAAAGTTGTTAAAAGATTAACTGATCGAAACAAACAATTAGATGTAGCAAATTCTAAACTAGATGCATTTATCGATAAAATTGCATCAGGGTTCAGGGCACGTAGCGGTAAGACTCAAGAATTTTTTGATATAGAAAGAACTTCTGTAGGAGAAAGAGCATCTGATGCTGCTCGTGCTAGAAATGTATCTAGAGAATTAGACCAAGCAATAGATAAAATATTTCCGCCTATTCGAACTGTATTAAATCAAGGAGAAGCTGCAAAAAGAAAACAAATGTTAACAAAAATAAATGATTTGTTATTATCCGGTAAAGCAGAATTAGATGACACTGGTGTTGCAACATTTGGTAAATTAGATTTAGAAAAACAAGAAGCTTTTCTTAAAGAATTAAAAGATATGGGTGTAGATGATCAAGTTGGTGTGGATATTCTTTTTAATTTAGGGACAATAAGAACTAGATGGTCTGATCTATTTTCTAAATTAGGGAGATCATTAGGTCAAAATGAAATAAAAGAATTTAAAAGTTTATTTGGTAATAAGTTTAAAAACTACATTGGATCTACGTACGACATATTTCAAAATCAAAGTATCTTTCCATGGGTAAGATACAAACCAGCTAAAGAAGCAATAGACGAAGCAAAAGAAGTTTTTAAATCTAGTGCAAAAGAAGCTGGTGAAGAGATGACAGATCTTCAAGCAGAGCAAGCTGTAACAAGAGTATTAAAAACTGCAAGACTACCAAAAGGTATTAGAATGGATAAACCATCTGATGCTATCTTTGAAGTGCCTGCATTTTTTGTAAACAGAACTACATTGGATGAAGTTGTAACGGCTAGAGGATCAGCATTGGTATCTGCTGGCGCAATTAAAGAAGCAGATAGAAAAGTGTTTGAAAAACTTTTAGGAAAGCAACAAAATCCTATGCAAACAATACTAGGTGGTACAGCTAAACTATCTATGATTACGAGAAGAAATTTATTTTTTCAAGACCTTATAAAAAAGTCAAAAGAATTAAAAGCAGCAGGGCAAAAACCTTTGTTTGCAGAAACTGCAGATGAAGCAAGATTATTATTTGGTGATGACTATCAACAGATAAGAATTGATCAGGCTAAGACACTTAGCGTTGCAGCTAAAGGGGGTTCTGTAAATCCACTTAATGAATTATACGCGCCAAAAGGTGTAGCAGAAGCATTAGAAGGTACATCTCTTTCTTTTGATAAAGCAGGTATGTTAGGTCAATTATATCAAAGTCTTATATTATATCCAAAAGGTTTATCACAGATAGCAAAAACAATTTTGTCACCAGTAACACATGTTAGAAACTTTGTATCTGCTGGTGCATTTGCTACAGCAAACGGCATCATACCTGACGGTGCTGCAATCAAACAAGCGTATCAAGCTTTACAAACACCTCTTAAGGGTACAAGACAACAAAATGATCTGTATGAAGAGTTATTAAAACTAGGTGTTGTAAACTCTAACGTAAGATTAGGAGATCTAACAAGGTTGCTTGAAGATGTAAATTTTGGTGAGACTATGACATCAGACAAAGGTTTAAGATTATTATTAAAACCATTATCAAAATTAAAATCTGTATCACAAGATTTATACACAGCTGAAGATGATTTTTGGAAGATAGCATCATGGGCTATGGAAAAAACAAGATTGGAAAAAGCTTTTGCAAATAAAGGCATAACCAGAGGTATGACAATTAAAAGAAATGGTGTTGATATTGTATTAGATGAACAATTTTTTAAACAAGAAGCAGCTGACATTGTAAAAAATAATATACCAAACTACGATTATGTATCTGATTTTGTAAAATCATTAAGAAAATTGCCTATTGGAAACTTTGTATCTTTTCCGGCAGAGATAGTTAGAACAGGCACAAATATTGTAAGACGTGGTCTTAGAGAAATAAATGAAGAATTTGTTACACCTGATGGTAAAACAATAAAACCTTTTGAAGGTATTGGGTATACGAGATTATTTGGATTTGGTACTACAGTTGCAGCTGTGCCTTATGCAACACAAAAAGCTTTTCAAGCTATCTACGATGTGACTGATGAGGAGAGAGATGCGATTAAAAGATATGTAGCTGATTGGTCAAAAAACTCAACATTATTACCAATAAAAAACAAAGATGGATCTTTTTCATATGTCGATTTTAGTCACGCTAATGCATACGATACATTAATTAGACCAGTTCAAACTATAATAAACCAAGTGGCCGACGGTAGAACAGACCAGGATGGTATGATGGATGATTTTATCAGAGGTACTTTTGAATCTATGAAAGAATTTGCATCACCATTTATATCTGAATCTATTTGGACAGAGGCTGTAGCAGATATTGTAGGAAGAGGGGGTAGAACTAGAGATGGTTTCCAAGTGTTTAATCCTCAAGACACAGCAGGTGATAAATCATATAAGATTATGGCCCACCTTGTAAAAGCACAAATGCCGTTTTCTTTTGAACAATTAAAAAGATTAGATAGATCTATAGAATCTGTGGATGTTATTACAAAAGGTAAGTTTGATAAATATGGACAGACGTTTGAATTTGGTGATGAGTTTGCAGGATTGTTTGGTTTTAGATCTGTAAATGTAGATCCTGGTAGAGCAATTAATTTTAAAGTAGCTGATTATCAAAGAGGTGTTAGAGAATCTAGATCTTTGTTTACTAGAGAAGCTTTACGTGGTGGACCAATTGAACCAAGAGAAGTTGTTGATTCGTATATAAATGCAAACAGAGCTTTATTTGATGTAAGAAAAAATTTTAAAAAAGATATAGATGCGGCTAGGGTTTTAAATATAAGTAATACAGATTTTAGAACCGGCACTGGAAGATTATCTGGCATAGATGTTAATACTATTGATAGAAATATATTTAGACCAATAAATATTTCACCAGATATAAGAATAGCATTTAGAGATAACGCTGCTGCGTTAGGTACAACAAGTCCATTAGATGATGCACAAAGTGCAATATCATATATTCAAAATGTAATGAGATCAATATCTTTAGAAGAACCTAACTTTCCATTTATAGAAAACCCACTATTACCTATTATGCAAGACACACCTGCAACACCAACATCATTAAATTTACCAGGTATTGACGCAAATATAGTTAATAATCCAGGTGCAGCAGGGTCTTTTTCTAACTTGACAACTGCACAAAAACTGCAATTATTGTTTCCACAAGGATAATATTATGGCTAAGAGATCAGCATTACAAAAAATAGAAGCGCATGAAAAACTTTGTAGAATCATGCAGAAGCAAACGTTCGAACAAATAAAAGAAATGAGAGAACGTATTAAAAGAATTGAATACATGATTGTAGCTGGAATGGGATCAATAATTCTAGCTTTACTCATGAATTATATGAAATAATGACAGCTGGTTTTGGTATAGGTATGTTTATTTACAGCATGAGCTGTTTATTAATTGGTGCTGCAATTGCATATTACATAATAAATAGAGTTAAAAAAACTCCACAACAAATTGAACAAGAAGAAAACGAGAGATATTTAAGAGAACTACAGGGGAAACTATAATGGATCTTACACGTAACTTCACTCTCTCAGAGCTTATTAAAAGCGACACTGCTGTACGTAGGGGCATTAATAATAACCCTAACGCAGAACAAATAGAAAAATTAAAGGTATTGTGTGAAAAAATTTTACAGCCAGTACGTGATCACTTCGGTAGAGTTAAGGTCACGAGCGGATTCCGAAGCCCAGAGTTATGTGTTGCTATCGGCAGCAGTTTAAATTCGCAGCACTCGCGTGCGGAAGCGGCGGACTTCGAAGTAATAGGTGTGGATAATTGTGAGCTTGCTGATTGGATATATAGAGAGCTAGAATGGGATCAATTGATCCTCGAGTTCTACACTCCCGGCGAACCCAACTCGGGCTGGATACACTGTAGCGTAACAGAAGGTATGCCTAGAAAACAATTTTTGCATGCGTACAGATCAGAAGGTAAGACAAAATACAAACCTATATTAGGTAAAGCAAAAGATTTATTTGTTTAGAAATACCAAAGTAAACATAGAACAAGACTAATCCATAATCCAAATCTTATAACGACACCAGGTCTTAAATCCATTCTTTTAACTCCTCTCCCATTATTTGGGTAGCTATGTCTACTTTTTTACGTAGAGCTTTTACAATACGTGTGTCTACAGTATTTTCACATATAATATCAATATAAGTCATAGGTTTTTCTTGCCCTATACGATCTATTCTAGCTTCTGATTGCTGTCTTTTCTCTAAATCATAACCATTAGAGTAATATACCATTGTGCTAGCCGCTGTAAGGGTAATACCATAACCACCAGTCTGTGTAGTTCCTACAAAAAACCGGACTCCAGAATTAGGGTCCTGAAATTTTTTAATATTCTCTTGTCTATCTTCTTGTGGTGTAAGACCATAATAATCTACGAATGTGCCCTCTCCATACTCTTTAGATAATGCATTTATAATATTATGTACATCTCTTTGAAACTGGGCCCAGATAACAACTTTACCCTCTACTTCATACAATAGATCTAACAGCTCACCAATTCTATTGTTAGGCATTTCTTGTATTGTGCCGTCATCAGCTGTAAAATGACCACAAGTTATTTGTTGTAGTCTCATTAACTGAGTTAACACCGTGGCTGTAGACATCATTTTGCCATTCATTTGAGCATGAGCTAACTTTTGCATTTGTAAGTAAGCTTTAGTTTGTTCTTCAGTCAACATAACTTCTCTCTTCATAAATGTTTTCTTAGGTAAATCTAAACATTCATCTTTTAATACACGATAAGAAAATGCTTTTAATTTTTCTGACAGCTCATCTAAATTTCTATAACCAACCACAATCTGTACAGACCTACCACTGAAGTTTGCTGTTCTCATAACAGCATATCTAGTTCTAAATGCATAATAAGAATTAAAACCTAATAACTCATCTTCTAAAAATTCACACTGTTTGTATAAATCTAATGGTGATTTAGTTACAGGCGAACCTGTTAGTATTCTTCTGTAAGTTGCAAGTTTACCAATACCTACAATATTTTTTGTACGTTTTGCACTTGGGTTTTTTATTGTAGTAGACTCATCGATAGCCATTAATGTTCTATGAGAGTTTAAAAATTTTTCTGCAAACGCTACACCTTTTTTAGTAGATAAAGATTCTACATTCATAACAAGTATATGCAGGTCTTCACCTGTTTCAAATAAAGTATCTAATTTTTTTTGTTGTTTTGCATTAATTAATGACTGCCACAAAACACTTTTATGTTCTATGTGATCAACTATATGTGTGGGTATCTCGCCTTCATACCAGTTTTTTACTACACCCTTTGGTGCCACAATTAGAACACCATTGATCTTACCATTGTCATAAAGCATAGATATATTATCTATTAATACTTTAGATTTACCTGTACCCATCTCCATAAAGTATGCAAAGAAAGGTCTTTCCCATGACATTTCTAACGCCTTCAATTGATGCGCGTATGGCTTAGTCTTAAATTTATAATTCATAATTTTTATTCTTTCTGTATTGACATTTGTATATAGGACGTTATATGATATTTGTCAATGTCAGAAAGTAATAAATATGAAAGTTTAAAAAATGACTATGCAGCAACTGTATATGTTATTCAAGAGATACCAGGAAGCAAAGCAGGTACTCCTAAAATTAATATTATGGGTGCTTCACAGTATGGTCAATTTAAATTTTTATTACCAGAACTTTCACAAATGATTTTTTCTCCAGGTCCACTTATATATAAGTTGCGAAATGGATTAAGACATTTTAATAGTAAGGATTATTTACTACTTACAGGCGATCCTGCAATCATAGGTGTTGCATGTTCTATTGTATCTGATATTACAAATGGAAAATATAATTTGCTCAAATGGGATAGACAAGAAAGAAGATACTATCCTATTAAAATTAACTTATACGAGAAAGGAGAAGTAGATGAGCGTTAAACAACAAATAAAATTCAAAGATGAAATAAACTTTGAAGCAGATCAAAGAGAAGATCTGAACTCAGTTAATGATGCTAAATCATTATCAGATCAAGTCGTTAAACTAAAAACATTAGAGGACGATTTTGTTCAAAAAGAAAAAGAATTAAAAGAACTGAAGAGACATATCGAATTAGTATCGGGTGAGGTAATACCTACCATGATGCAAGAAATGAACATCTCTACATTAAAGTTAGCAGATGGTTCTTCAGTTGAAGTAAAACCAGTTTATGGCGCTTCTATTACAGTAGCTAATAAAGAAGCAGCCTATACATGGCTTCGAGAAAACGGCCTGGGTGATCTTATTAAAAATGAGATTACAGTTTCCTTTGGTCGTAACGAAGATAACAAGGCGAGCGATTACGCAGACCTTGCAAAGGGTCAAGGGTACGAACCTGTCCAGAAACTAAAGGTCGAACCTATGACGCTTAAAGCATTGGTCAGAGAGCGTCTGGAATCTGGACAAGAGATGCCCTCTGATCTATTTAATGTGTTCGCAGGAAACAGGACCAAAGTAACAAGGAGTAAATAAACATGAACCAAGTAACAGAGAAAAAGTCTGCAGGTTTACCATCAAATATGTTTGAAGGTGATGCAGCAAAAGGTTTGGGTACAATAGGTCAAGAAGATCTAGCCCTTCCTTTTTTAAAAATCCTTGGACAGCTTTCACCAGAAGTTAACAAACGTGATGGTAAGTATGTCGAAGGTGCAGAACCAGGTATGATATTCAATTCAGTATCTGGCGATCTGTATGATGGAGTGAAAGGTATTGATGTGATTCCATGCTTTTATAAGTTAGAATACATCGAATGGAAAGATAGAGGAGAGGGACCAGGTGCACCAGTTGCCATTTATGATTCTTCTTCAGACATCATGTCCAAAACAAAACCTGATGCAAACTATAAAGATAGATTACCGAATGGTAATTATATCGAAAAGACTGCATCTCACTTTGTTATAGTATCGGGAGATAGTCCGTCGACAGCACTGATTTCTATGAAGTCTACTCAATTAAAAATTAGTAGAAAATGGAACTCTATGATGTCCGGTATTAAGATGAAGGGTGCAAACGGAATGTTTACACCGGCATCTTTCAGCCATATTTACAAACTAAAAACAACCCAAATGCAGAATGATAAAGGCACTTGGTTTGGTTGGGAAGTAAATAAAGTTGGACCAGTAACTGACAAAGGTCTTTACGATCAAGCCAGAAGTTTTAGTGAAAGCATTTCAAAAGGAAGTGTGAAGGCTAAACATGGTGAAGATAAACCAAAGGACCAAGCTAGCATTATCTAATTCTCTCAGAGAATGAGTGCACAGTGTGGGCCAGGAAGGAGACTGAGTGGCCCACATGGGATAGTTATGGAACAATATATAGAATTTTTTAACGGATATAGAAATGCCTATGGTGTGGCTGACTTCAACCACCAGGATTCAAAAGTAGATCCAGATACAGGCAAAAAGAAACCTGTATACAGGTGGAACTTTGAAGAGCTTACTAATGAAATATATAATCAACATCTAAAAGGCGAACTATCAATAGGTATACAGCCATGTACAGAAGACTCAGAAGTTAAGTTTGGGGTCATAGATATAGATCCAAAAGATTATGCTGACTTTAATAAAAAAGATTACATAAATATAATACAACAATACGAATTACCCTTACTACCAGTAGAATCTAAGAGTGGTGGCCTACATTTATTTTTATTTTTGGATACCTTTACAGATTCTAAAACTGTAAAATCTTTTCTTACAAATTTATTATCTTTGTTTGGACTCAAACAAGATACAGAAATATTTCCAAAACAAACACAGCTAACAAAAGATAGTGAAACAGGTCAACTACGACCAGGACAATTTATAAATCTACCGTACTTCGGGGAGGAGCGTAAAGCTTTAAACGTAGATGGTACACCATTTACACTAGAACAATTCATGAAAGTGATTAGTGCAAACCTGATTACTAAAGAAAGACTGAAAGAAATTACAGAAGAGATTGAACACAAAAGTATGCAGGGTGTTGACGAAGAATTTTTAGATGGTCCACCATGTTTAGCAGCAATATCTAAACTATCTAGTAACGAAAACTTTGATGGTAAAGACAGGTTTATGTACAACTATCACGTTATGGTTAAGATGAAATATCCAGACAACTGGCAACAAAAAGTTATGAATGCACCAGTAAAATATTTTGCAGGTGTACATGCAAACGCGTGGGATCAAAAGTTTTTAAATCAAAAAGTAAAATCATGGAATAGAAGTTCCAAGGGTTATACCTGTACACAAAGTCCACTAAGTGAAAACTGTAAGAAAGGTATATGTGTTAAGAAAAAGTTTGGAGTCTTGGCAGGATCAAAAGGTTCTTACCCTGTACTAACAAATTTAAAAAAGATAGATTTAGACCCAGAACCAGAGTACGAGTTTGATGTAACAAAACCAGATGGTATTGGTACAGCTACAGTACATTGTAAAAATGTAGAGCACCTAAATGATCAACGTAAGAGACGTAACTCAATATCAAAAGCTGCAGGATTTTTACCACCACTAATTAAAAACGATGAAGAGCAGACTGTAATGGATACATTATATCAAACACAGAAAGTTGTACAGCCACCTGTAGGTACATCACCAAAAGAAAAATTACATGATGTTATACATGCAAAAATAAATGGACCAAAAGCAACAAGTGATGCTGCATTTAAAACTGGATCTGTATTAATAGAGGATGACTATGCATTCTTTAAGTTTGATAAATTTTATGACAAATTAAAAGCAAAGAATTGGAAGTATAGTGAGGACAAAACAGGACGTATGATGCAGGTATTGTATCAAGAATGTGAGATAGAATTTTTAGAACAAAAAAGATTTCCGTCAAAAGAATCTGGTAAATATCATTCATCAACAAAGAATATAATACAGATAAATATAAAAACATTTGAAGAAGTACCAATACATCACACTAAAACAAAACATAAGACAGACATAATATGATTAGTAGAAAATTATTCGGGCCTCCGGGAACAGGAAAAACAACTAGGCTATTAAAGTATGTTAAAACATTTTTAAAATTAGGAACACCCATAGATAAGATAGGATACTTTGCATTTACAACTAAAGCTGCGAACGAAGCTATTGATAGAATGCTAGACTACCACACAGCTTTTGAAAGAAAAGATCTTAAACATTTTAGAACCCTACACTCCCTTGCTTTTAATCGACTTGGTATGAAGAAAGCACAGGTTATGCAGGACGAACACTACGAAGACATAGGTAGAAAACTAGGTATAGAAGTTACAGTATATTCTAATGGAGAAGAATCTACAGGATTTATAAATTCTGATAGTGAGTATTTTAATTTAATAAATGCAGCTAGAATAAAAAATATTACGATAGAACAAGAATATAATACCGACATGTACTCACAAGACATAGACAAAAGGTTATTAAAAATTATTTGTGATGAGGTACAAAATTATAAAGAAGCGTTTCAACTGGTAGATTTTACAGACATGATAGAAAAATTTATTGTGTCTAAATTGTGTCCAAAATTTGACGTAGCTTTTATTGATGAGGCACAGGATTTATCACCCATACAGTGGAAAATGTTCAATATTATCAAGGAAAACAGCAAATATGTTATACTAGCAGGTGACGATGATCAAGCAATTTATGGCTGGGCAGGTGCAGATGTAAAAAAATTTCAGCAAGAAATTTCAAAAAAAAACATAATTTTGCCACAATCTTACAGAGTTCCACAGAGCGTACAAAACATAGCAGACAAAATATTAAATTTAATTCCAGAAGATAGAAGAGTTAAAAAAAATTGGAAAGCAAGAGAAGAACAAGGAACTGTAAATTATATTTATGATACAGCAGATGCACCACTGGACCAGGGAACATGGCTAGTGCTGGCAAGATACAACGATAAATTAAATAGACTCAAACCTACACTAAAAGAACGTGGTATATATTTTGAATTTAAAGATCGTAAAAGTTATAAGATAACATTGTTTAGAACCATTCTAAACTACATAAGATGGCAGAAAGGTGATGATCTATCTTTGTCTGAAGTTAAGGATATATTTGAATACACCAGCACAGAAGAAGAATTAACAGAAGAAAGAATGTACAATCTTGAAGAATTTGGTTATAATAAAAACATACCTTGGTATGACGAGTTTACTTCTGATTATGAAGAGTGTTTATACATAAGAGAAATGTTAAGTAATGGAGAACAATTAAGAAAGGACCCAAGAGTAAAATTATCAACAATACATTCTGCAAAAGGTGGTGAAGCAGATAACGTATTGTTAATATTAGACAATACAAAAACAATACGAGATGCATTAGAGAAAAGTTCTGACAAACAAGATGAAGAACACAGAGTATGGTATGTAGGTGTGACTCGTACAAAACAAAATCTATATATCATGGCAGCAAAAAAGGAGGACCAAGGTTATGACATCGAAAGTTTGGGATAAGCAACACGGAGGATCACACTATCAGAAATATAAAATTCAGCCTAGTAAGTTTGTAGTAGAGAATGAATTGCTATATCCTGAAGGTTGTGCTATAAAATACATAATAAGACATCGCGATAAAGGAAAGAAACAGGATTTGTTGAAAGCAATACACTTTATAGAAATGATTATCGAAAGGGACTATAATGAAAATTCCTAAGTTTGAAGCACAAACTGAATGGGTTAAACCTACAGAATTTCCAGACCTGCGTAAAGTAGATGAGATTGCAATAGACTTAGAAACAAAAGACCCAGACTTATTAAAGAAAGGATCTGGTTCTGTGATTGGTAATGGAGAAGTTATTGGTATTGCAGTTGCAACAAAACATTACAAAGGATATTTTCCAATAGCACATGAAGGTGGTGGTAATATGGATAGATCAAGAGTTATGTCTTGGTTAAAAGATATATTAGAAGCACCATCAACAAAAGTATTTCACAATGCTATCTATGATGTTTGTTGGCTACGGGCAATGGGTTTTAAAATTAATGGTGACATAGCCTGCACTATGATTGCATCAGCGTTGACAGATGAAAATAGATTTAGATATGATCTCAATAGTTTATCGTGGCATTACCTGGGGTATGGTAAGAATGAAGCTGCACTTGCAGAAGCTGCAGAAGAATGGGGTATTAATCCAAAATCTGAAATGTATAAATTACCTGCAATGCATGTTGGTGCATATGCAGAAAGAGATGCTGAAGTAACATTAGGTCTTTGGCAAGAAATGAAAAAAGAAATTATTAGTCAGGACCTGGAGGATATATTTGATTTAGAATCTGATTTGTTTCCATGCCTGGTTGACATGAGATTCAAAGGTGTGCGTGTAGATGCTGAACGAGCTCATGCAATGAAGAAACAATTAATCTCACAAGAAAAAGAATTATTACATAAAATAAAAGGTGAAACAAATATTGATACACAAATTTGGGCAGCTAGATCTATTGCAAATGTATTTGATATATTAAGATTAGAATATCCAACAACAGAGAAAACAGGAGCACCATCATTTACAAAAAACTTTTTACAAGAACACAAACACCCTGTTGTAAATATGATTGCACAGGCAAGAGAGATAA